TCTTGCATAGTTTAGTATTTATGGGCTGGTTGCCCATAAATTTGATTGATAGTATAATACTGGTGTAGAGTAAATAAAAGCGAGCTATGGCAGCAAACTCAAACTTTCGACCAACCTGTGTCAATCATGGCTGTAATAAACCTGTGATAGTCACTAGTGGCACTATTAGTGACCCTGGCGGGTGGCGAGTGCATTGCGGTCACTGTCAAGCGGCCAGCTATGGTAAATGGCCTCATGCCCCGGGTGTGACACCGTTCAAGATTGGACGATGTTCTAATATAGAAGGCAAATTGGGATTTTCCTGCGTTATTAATTGGGAAAGTGTTAAAGCGCAAGGATTGAAAGTCTCGACCGAGATTGATCACATCAACGGCGATCCTAATGACAACTTGTTGACAAATTTGCAAGAACTTTGCCCAATCTGTCACAGAGAAAAAGGTCGCAGGGAAGGCAATTTTGACGGGTGGCGCAATTATAGGGCCGGTTGACCATAAATTCAATTGATGCTATAATTACTAGATAATGTTAAGGAGTCCTATGAAAGTTGTAGCTATGCCCAGGCAGCTGAATCCGCGCAGCCCAGATACCAAACATGTGGGCGAAGAGCCAATTTGGAAAACGCAACCCACAGACACCCGCACTAGCTCAATGAGCGCCGCGTTCAATTGGTACAATTATTTCTACGGCAAGAAGGAAGCCAAGGACATGATTGCTGTGTACCTTGAATCACAGGGACGCAAGGCCGAAGGACGCAAGATTCGTACCGCGCCCGATAACCAAATCCGCTTGACCACGGGCTGGCTGTGCCGCATGACCATGATGGGCCTGGAGCTTACTGCTCAAGAGCAAGAAAAATTAGACGAGCTGATTGCCGACTGCTTGACAGCAAAAGACCACAAGCAGGACGAAGTAGTTGAAATTGCTGTGCCCCGGCCCAACATACAGGACCGACTACACGAAAAGGTTGTGGAATGTGCCGGCGAGCTGGAAGGTGTGTTTGATGACTTTGTGGCAGAAGGCGCTAAAATGAGTGCGGACTACAAGCCAATCTCATTGATCCGGGGAAAGAATGTAGCACCACAAAAGGTCGGCTACATTGCTGATATTTGGAAACGCCGACTGGAGGAATTTGAAGCAGCGGCTGCGGGCAAGGATGCACAGTTGACTGAAGCATATGCTCACTTGGGCAAGATCAAGCTGCGCAACTTTATCAAGTTTGCTGAGACAGTGATTAATGACTGTAATGCATATGTACAGATCAAGAAAGTTGAGCGCAAACCTCGAGCAGCCAAGGCAGTAAGCCCTGAGAAGCAAGTGGCCAAGTTCAAGTATTTGAAAGAACTCCCTGATCTCAAACTGGTTAGCGAGCATCCCACCAAGCTGCTGGCTCGCAGTGAGGCCTGGTTGTTTGACGAGAAAAAACGCAAGCTGATTCACGTGGTTGCAGACCCGCATATTGGTACGTTCACTATCAAGAACAACTCCATTATTGGCTTTGGCACAAGCGAGACCACACAAAAGACTCTGCGCAAACCAGCTGAGCAGATCAAAGCCTTGCTCGCAGGCGGCAAGCCGGCATCTCGAAAGTACTTTAAAGAGATCCGGGCTACAGAGACTCCGTTTAATGGCCGCGGCACTGAGAATCTGATCATACTCAAGACTTGGTAAATATGGGGGAATGGAATCCCCCTAATGTCTAACCAAACTCTTGATCCGCTAAAAAAACAGCTAATTGAATATGTGCAACTCCAGCTCGGTAGTCTGATTGTTGACATTGAGCTGGATCCTGCACACTACGAAGCAGCATATCAACGCACCATAGGTGTGTATCGACAGCGGGCACAGAATGCTTACGAAGAGAGCTATAGTTTTATGCAGCTCTTGAATGACGTTAATGAATACACCCTACCGCAAGAAATTGTGCAAGTACGGCAAATTTTTAGACGTACCATCGGCCTAAGCACTGGCGGTGGCACCAACAGCTTTGACCCGTTTGGCGCAGCATCGCTGAATGTGTACCTGATGAACTTTAACGCTCAGGGCGGCCTGGCCACATATGACTTCTATCAGCAGTATGTTGAACTGGCAGCCCGAATGTTTGGTGGTTATATCAACTACACCTGGAATCCAGTAACCAAGCGACTACAGTTAATACGTGACCCCAAAGGCACTGGCGAAGTTGTGTTGCTTTGGACCTATAATCTCAAACCCGAAATCACAATGTTAGCTGACTTCCAGATCAGCCAATGGGTGCGGGATCACATGGTGGGTGCAGCCAAGTACATTATCGGTGAAGCTCGTGAAAAGTTCGGAACCATTGCTGGTCCACAAGGCGGCGGCACCTTGAACGGCACAGCTATGAAATCAGAAGGCCAAGCCATGATGGATAGATGTGTTGCAGATCTGTACCTGTATGTAGATGGATCGCAGCCCTTAACTCTAGTGATCGGTTAATAATCAATTTGATTCTATCACTTGTCTGTGCTATAATGCAGCATGGCAGATATTATGATAGACCTTGAAACTTGCGGTACAGGCCCCGGCGCCTGTATTTTAACTATTGCGGCCCAGTGCTTTGATCCGTTGGTCAGGCGGCCACACAAAGATCTTAGGTCTTACTATGCTCGCATCAGCATTGATAGCCAGCCTGATCGCAATATCGAGCAAAGCACTATTGACTGGTGGGCAACACAACCTGCTGCTGCCAAAGATGAAGCATTTGGCGAAGAAGGCCGCATTCCCTTGGCACAAGCCCTTGAGGAATTGGGCGTGCTGATTTGGCAAAGCAAACATTTTTGGGCGAACGGGCCAACTTTTGATGCTACTATCTTGGAGCACGCCTACAAGAGCCACAACATCAACATGCCCTGGAAGTACTATTCGGTACGAGACTCCCGAACTGTGTACAGCCTTTGCCCTGCTTTAAACAAGTATCCCGCTAGCCATCATGCGCTAGAAGACTGCCGCAGGCAGATAGATCTGCTGCACGACGCACTGGAATTTTTACAAGTAACAGAGTTGATCTAATGTTTGGTATAAAGCACAAGTATGAGTTAGTCGGAGTTATCGGCACCCAACTGCTCGAAATACTTGCCAGCGCGCCAGCAATGGAACCAAAAGATTTGTATGTTGAACAAGCACTAGATCAAATGTTCAGAGATTATAATTGGGCAAAGTCTTTTGATCAGTGCCTGGTCATCTTGTACGACGAAGTAATGCCGTCGGAACTAGTAATTATTTTGCATCAATGGCTTCGGCGCAAATGTGCAAATATTGAAAACATCATCTTGGTACAAACGCATCATTTAGGTTCTAGCAGTTGGTGGCAACAGTACTGTGATACAATGAGGGTGAAATCTTTTAAAATACATGAATGTTTTTTCACCCACTCTCCTGACTACTGGCCCCAGTGGTTTGCTAACATCCCCGAACTACCATCATCGTCTTGGTTTGCTGATCACAAAAATATTCAACAGTTGTTTAGTTTTTATGGCGGAAGTTATAGTTCACTGGAAAGACAATATTTAATATTACGATTATTAACCATTGGTAATCATGGCGCTATTGATTACTTGGGGAAGTTTGATAGTCAACAAGCGATTATCGACTGGACAGAGTTTGCAACGTATTATTGCAACCAGGATGAAATTAATAGTATCAGTTCAGTATATTATGATCATGTTGACTCTAATAAAATGCTAAAAAATAAAAACTGCATTAGCCCAACTCCCAGCATTAAAAACGAACGATTGACCTACAGTGGATTCCAATGGAGCATGGACAGTCGTAGTTTTGCATCAATAATTAGAGAAACTCTCAATGGCGACGTATATAGTTGTTTGACTGAAAAAACATTACGAGGATTCTTACACCATACTGCGGTGGTACCGTTGGGGTTTCAGGCAGTGGATCATCTAGAAAAATGGGGATTTTGGTTTCCGCATGATATTATCGATTACAAGTTTCAAAATGAGCCAGTTTTTTCTAAACGGATCTTGATGATGTTGAGCAGTATGAACAAAGTCATTGACAATTATTCATATCAAGACTTACAAAAAATTTACGAGCACAACATTGACAATTTTCATCGCAATGCTAGTCGGGTGCACGCCATACTTGGCCAAGATTGATAATCTGCTGGTATGAAAAATTTAATAATTTCATTTGCGCCCGGCGCCCGTGGGTTTTTACTTGGAAAGTGGTTGATTAATAATCGACTTGGCCGGGCATTTGACAGCAACACCCGCCTGCTGCCGTTGAATCATGATTCTACTAATCATGATTTCACACCAATTTATAATGATTTGCTATTGGATAATCGGTATTCGATGGAAAATTTTCAACTGGTCAACCAAGCATTAAGTGATGATAGCAATGACATTGCACAGTTATCACAGCTATTTTTTACCAGTAAGTTTACGCGACAAGATGATACAAGTGGATATGATATCATATTAACTCACTATTCGTCTTTCTCTGCATTAACAAAATTAAAACATGTATTAAATGCTACAATAATAAGAATTACATTCAAAGACATTGAGCAAGCAAACTCTAGCTACCTTCGAAAATTCAATTATAGTAAAATAACAGACGCTGACATTAACGATTTAGAAAGTAATTATTACACTTTTATTCATAAGTTTGAGCATGGCATCGACATTCCGTTAGATACTGTAACTAATTTAGATTTAGAGTTTTTAAAGGAACAGTTGTGATTATTGGGATATGCGGATTGATTGGATCTGGGAAAGATACCATTGCGGATTATCTAGTGACTTCGCACGGTTTTTGGCAACACAGTTTTGCAGCCTCGCTTAAAGATACACTTGCTGCGGTGTTTGACTGGGATCGAACCATGCTTGAGGGACGAACCAGCAGTAGCCGCAACTGGAGAGAGCAAGTTGATACCTGGTGGGCCAGCCGACTTGGTATCCCGCATCTAACTCCACGTTGGGCAATGCAGAACCTAGGAACAGAAGTAATCCGCAAACATTTCCATCAAGACATCTGGACTGCCGGTGTTGAAAACAAACTTCGTAAAATCAACAACAACGTGGTGATTAGTGATTGCCGATTCCCCAACGAAGTTGCTGCTATACAAGCAGCAGGCGGCGTTGTTGTTTGTGTTAAGAGAGGGCCAGAACCCGACTGGCTTAACATAGCTATCACTAATCCTGGCATGATGCCACAGCTTTATCCCGGTGTGCACGCCAGTGAATACAGCTGGGTTGGGACCAAGTTTGACCGCATTATTGATAACAATAAGTCACTTGATATGTTACACAATCAGATCAGGGATCTAGTTCAAGATCTCCAGCCCGCCACGGCAGCTCTAGTCTTGTAATCTCAACAATGCAGTTAAGGCATACTGTTTTAAGATTTATTAATTCGCAGTTGTTTAGTTCGCCATCTGTGTGATACACTGCTAGTTGGCTATGATGTCTGGCACGAAACCCACAGCGATCGCACGTGGGTTTTTTCTTGTACCCTGCAGATTGCCATCTGGGTTTGGGAATCTTTTGTTTGCGACCTCGCCGTATACAAGGGCTGCAACGGCTTCTGTAATAGATTTTACCATTATGGTACCCATTGACTGCTGCCAGGTGTTTATTACAGGATTTGCAGAGTGGGCGCATAGTGATATTTACCGTTGCGGACCTTAATTAAGGCTCTCGTAACCAGTTAAATTTCTGACTATCCGGTAAATATCCGTATAACCATTTAGAAGGATAATTTATATGGCACTAACATCACCAGGCGTACAAGTAACCGTTATTGACGAGAGCAACTATCTGCAAGGGCCAACCAATTCGGTTCCTTACATCTTAATTGCCACAGCCCAGGATAAAATCTCTGGCTCTGGCGTTGGGGTGGCAGCAGGTACACTCGAAGTCAATGCCAATAAATTGTACTTAGTCACAAGTCAACGAGACTTGGCTGCTACTTTTGGCAATCCTTTCTTCTACAAGACTGCCGACGGTACTCCTATTAACGGCTACGAGCTGAATGAATACGGCCTGTTAGCAGCACATTCGGTCTTGGGCATTAGCAATCGTGCCTATGTACAACGCGCAAACGTTGATCTTACTGAGCTGAATGCAACATTGGTTCGCCCAACCGGTGCTCCTCCTACCGGAACTTACTGGCTTGACACGCTACAGACCCAATGGGGCATCTTTGAGTGGGACCAGACCACTGGTGTATTCACCAGCGTGACTCCTATTGTTATTACTGACACTGCTCAGGGCAATCCAATTCCGAGTTCGGATGTCGGCAGTATTGGTGATTATGCAGTTAACACCACAAATACTCAGAATCCAATTTACTACAAGACTATGGCCAACGAATGGGTTCTTGTTGGTAGAGACACTTGGCAACAAGCCTATCCTACAATTCAAGGCTCAGAGTCAGTCTCTGGCGCCACACTGAACAATGGTGATGTTATCATCATTAATGGTACATCAGTTGCGGTTCCGGTACAAGAGACACTAGCGTACCTGGTTGGTGCAATTAACTCGGCTGCTATTCCGGGCGTCACTGCCGAAGCTGATTCAAGCAACCGCTTGCAAATTTATGCAGACGCTAACGCCACAGCTGACGCGTCCAGCGGCACCGGTGGTCTTGTTGTGATTAGCACAGCCAGTACCCCTGCCCTGTTAACTCA